ATTAGAGTACAACATTACTATCCTGTAGGACCAGCTGTACAAGCAAAAGGTTTTGGTTGGTCTCTTGGATCTTGGGGAGGTCAAGCTGTTGGGTCTGCAACTACAACACTATCTGGAGCTATAAATAGTTCACAAACAACAGGTATTATATTAATCAACACATCTTTGTTTGGATCTGCTGGAACTAATTTTGTTCAAATAAATAATGAAGAAATATCTTATACAGGTATTAGTGCAACAAACGAATTAACTGGTGTAACTAGAGGAGTAAGAGGGACCACAGCTGCATCTCATGGTGCTGGAGATTCAGTGGTTAATTCTTCTGATTTTATAGCATGGGGTGAAGCAGCGTCAGGTGATTTAGTTCTTGAACCAGGAATGTGGTCACTAGATAATTTTGGTGATAAAGCAATTTGTTTAATTCACGATGGTGCTGTGTTTTCTTGGGATTCTAGTTTAGCAAATGCAACATCAACAAGAGCAACAATTATATCTGGTGCACCAACAGCATCACGTCATATGTTGGTATCTACACCGGATAGACACTTAGTATTTTTTGGAACAGAAACAACTATCGGAGATGCAACAACACAAGATGATATGTTTGTAAGATTTTCAGATCAAGAGGATATAAACACATATACACCTACAGCAACAAATACAGCTGGAACACAAAGACTGGCCGACGGATCACAGATCAGAGGAGCAATTAGAGGTAGAGATGCAATATATGTTTGGACTGATACAGCTTTATTTACACAACGTTTTGTTGGTCAACCGTTTACATTTGCCTTTTCACAAGTTGGAACTAACTGTGGATTAGCAGGACAGAATGCATGTGTAGAGGTAGATGGTTCTGCATATTGGATGTCAGAGAATGGTTTCTTTAGATACGCAGGTAAGTTAGAATCGTTACCTTGTTTAGTAGAGGATTTTGTTTTTGATGATATAAATTTAGAGTCTGGTAACCAAATGGTATCAGCCGGACTAAACAATCTTTTTGGTGAAGTCATGTGGTTCTATCCAACATCCTCATCCTCTGTTGTAAACAGAATGGTTGCATATAACTATTTTGACTCTTCACCACAAAGACCCGTATGGACAGTAGGCACATTAGCTAGAACCATGTGGGAGGATTCTGCTATATTTGGTAAACCACACGCGTTAGAATATGATGCTGGTAATGATACATCGTTTGATGTTGTTGGAAATACAGATGGTAGAACAACATATTATGAACATGAAACAGGCACAGATCAAGTAAAAGGTGGAGCGGTAACAGCTATCACCGCTAATATTGTGTCTGGAGATTTTGATATTACAGCTCAAAGAACACGAACTGGTCAACAAACTGGAATTGCAACGTTTAGAGGAGATGGTGAATTTATAATGAAAATAAGAAGATTCATACCTGATTTTATATCACAAACTGGTAATACCAGAGTTACCTTAAATTTAAGAAATTATCCAAATGAAACATCTGCAAGTTCATCTCTTGGACCATTTGACATTACTTCAACTACTGATAAAGTAGACACTCGTGCAAGAGCAAGAGCGATTGCTTTAAAAATAGAAAACGTATCAACTAGTCAAAGTTGGAAACTAGGAACTTTTAGACTAGACACACAACCAGATGGACGTAGATAATGGTAACAAGAGTTGTTCCTGATAAAAATAAATTAGCCATTAGAGATCTATTTGGTATAGATCCAGAATATTTATTATCTGACTCTAACATATATACTAGAACACTACAGGATACACCTGTAGAAGAAAGAACAGGTATTTTACCACTAATTACAACACCAGAGAGAGAAGGTGGTGGAGAAGGTGGAACAAGAACTGGAATAGATTCTCTTGAACCTACTTTTACACGTGATGGGTTAGATGACTCTGAAACTTTTGGTGGAATTGTAGGACAAGATTTATTAACTCTTGATGAAAAAAGAGGTAACCCTGCTTTTATGGGTGAGGGAGTTAGTGGTAATTTTCCTTATTCAGGTCCCATGCAAAGATTTTCAAGAATAGGTGATGATTTATTTGATGTAGATCCAGAAGGAACAATAACAGGACAAAGAACATATAGAACTCCAAGAACTATCGGTGATCAAGTATATGCTGCTTCTCAATCAGGAGGACTAGGAACCATAGTTCCAAGTTTATATGAAAGAGCTATTTCAAGTATTAGAGGAGCTTTTCAACCTAAAGTTCAAGGAACGTTAGGAAATAGATTAAAAAGACAATATGAGTTTGCTAAAGGTATTCCATC